ATGCTCGCAACGATCATGTCCGGGGCGGTCCTGGGAGTCGACGGGTACCGGGTGGACGTCGAGGTGGACGTCTCGGGAGGCCTGCCGGCGGTTGTCGTCGTGGGGCTCGGAGATGCGGCCATCCAGGAGAGCCGGGATCGGGTCCGCGCCGCCCTGCGCAACGCCGGCCACGACTTTCCCTACGAGCGCGTGACCATCAACCTCGCTCCCGCCGACGTTCGCAAGGTCGGTCCCCTCTACGATCTGCCCATCGCCGTCGGCATCCTCGCCGCCAGCGCCCAGCTCTCGGCGACTCACCTGGGGCGCTTCCTCATCGTGGGGGAGCTATCCCTCGATGGGCACGTCCGGCCCGTCAGCGGCGTCCTGCCCATCGCGCTGGAGGCTCAGCGTTCCGGGGTGGAGGCCCTGATCCTGCCGCTGGCGAACGCGCCCGAGGCCTCTCTGGTGGAAGGGCTCACGGTCTACGGCGTGGAGTCCTTGCGCGAGGTCTGCGCGCTGTTGACCGATCCGGCCTCGCGCGAGCCGTTTCGCGGGGACAGCAGGGGGTTCTTTGGCCCCGAGCCGCACAGTGCCGACTTCTCCGAGGTGAAGGGCCAGGAGCAGGCCCGGCGGGCCCTGGAGGTCACGGCCGCCGGCGGCCACAACGTTCTGCTGGTCGGCGCGCCGGGCTCGGGCAAGACCATGCTCGCGAGGCGCTTGCCGAGCATCTTGCCGCCCCTCAGCCGGGAGGAGTCATTGATATGAAAGTCACAAAGAAAGCTCCACCCCGTTCACCAGCACCGCGTTCTTGAGTCTGACCCAATCCACCGGCTTGGCTGACCATTCCCGCTTCACGTACTTCTTGCCGGTCCGGACCATCCGGATCTCCTGAAAGATGGAGCGCACCACGTCGCTCAGGCGCGGGTCGTCGATGGTGAGGGTTTCGATCGCCTCAGCCACATCCGGCAAATCGAAGATAGGGCGAGGTGCCTTCCGGCGCAATGCTCGTACCTCTGCCTCCAGGGCGTCTCGCTTGGCCAGCAAGCCCTGGTTGTAGCGCTTGAACTGGTCCTCTCGGATCCCGCCGTCCTCAATAGGCTTCCTGAGCCTGGCAAGCAGATCCATCTCCTCGGCTTCCAACTCATCGAGGCGGGCCTTCAAGTCGATCGCTCGCGCCTCGATGGGGCTCTCCTCGACGTGCTCGGCAACCGCCATCGGAGCCTGGGCGAGGATCTTCTTGATCCCGTTGATGACGGCCTGGTGAGCAACTTCCATGCGGAAGTTCTGAGGCGCGGGGCAATCCCCCAGGCGCTTTACCTTCTGAGCGCACCGGTAGTAGTGCCAGTAGACGTGCTCGCCCTTGGTGTTGACGTCATGAGTCTGGGCAGCGAGCATCGGCCCCCCGCAGGTCGCGCAGCGCAGGAGTCCGGACAGTGGACGCCGCCGCAGGTTGCTTAGCTTGGCGTGCTTGGGCTTGTTCTCCCTGATGGCCTGGCAGCGTTCCCAGAGCTCAATGGAGATGATCGGCGGGTAGACCTTGGACGGCACGGTGAACGAGGGCAACTTCACCTTGTGCTGAGCCTTGGTGTAGGGACGGCGGCGCATGGAGAGACCCGCATAGCTCGGGTTGCGGATGATGCGGTGAATCGTGGTCCAGACGAAGGGCGCATCTTTCAAGGCCTTGTAGCCCCGGCGGTTCAACTCATCGGCGATCGTCGGGTAGCCCATCACCCCACCAGAGTACAGCTCGAAGGCCAGGCGCACGGCTTCAGCCTGGAACGGATCGATCTCGACCACCTTCTTGGGGCGATCGGAGCTGGTGGACTGGGGGTAGTAGGAGCGGTAGCCATAGGGCACCTGACCGCCCGTACTCCCACCGGCTTGCGCGTTGGCCTCTTGCCCGCGCACCGTTCGCCGCCGGATCATCTGGCGCTCGCGCTTGGCGACCACGGCCTGAATGTCGGTCTGGAACTCCTGATCCTCGTCCTCGACGTCGTAGACCGTCCCGTTGATGACGATCTTGCACTCGGCGTCGCGCAGGATATCCTTGATCTCTTCCCACTCCCCGAGGCCCTTGCGGGTGGAACGGTCGAAGTCGAGGACGCAGAGGCGCTGGTAGCGGCCCCGCTTGATCTCGTCCAGAAGCAGCGTCAGCGTCGCGCGGTTCTCGCGCCCCTTCGCGCCTGAGATGACCTCGATGTATAGGTCCTCTTCCAGCGACAGCCAGCCGTTGCGCTCGCAGATCTCGGTCAGGGCCTTGCGCTGGTAGGGAAGGGACGTGCGATCGTCCTTGGCCTGCTTTCCGGACGAGACGCGGATGAGGCGAGCGGCACGAATGACGGGCATGGGATAGGCTCCTGTTTGACAAGGGTTCCAGGGTTAGCCTACCCCCGGAAACCGTCGCAGGCAACCATGCGAACCACGTCCCTTCCTAGAATTGCGCCAGCTTCTCACGTGCTTGGCAGCTTTCCACGCTACCGCCTGAGATATTTCTTTATGGTCCAAGATGCTGGACTTGACCCCCGCGTTTTCGGGGGGTTGAAGTCCAACCATTTGCGCTCCCATGCCTGAAACCAAGCAGGCAAGCCATCGCGGTTTTTTGGGGATCGGGTTTCTACTGAATTGCTCCCTGGAATGGTGCCCCTTATAGTAGCAAGTGAAACGCTGAAACCCGCACCATGTCTTTGTTTGAGACTGAGCTGCCTTGGCTATGACACGCCATTACTAGGTTTATAGGTGGCGGAAAATCTATGACCCTTGCAGCAAGCGAAGTTCAGCCTATGACTTGGGACGAGATCATGCGCCAGGATAGCCGGATTCTCGGGGTAGGAGCCGCCGTTGCCTTGCTCGATAGCTTGGTGCTAGACTCGGAGCAATCGATCGAACCTTTGTTCGATGCGAGGGACGCGACGAAGCAGGGCCGCACCGGCGTAAGCGGCCTATGACGTGACAGAATTTGCAGCCGGGGAGTGGATTGTGAACGAACTAGAGAGGATTAAGGGGCTGATCTTGCGGATGACGGAAAGCCAGCGCGCCAAATTCATCAGCGAACTTGAGACTCAGATCCCTTTGAACTTGTCCCAGCCAGGAGACCAAGTATCGAGGCGACAATCGCACTCTGCGTAGATTGGCGGAGAGTTATACTTCTTGCCAGTTTCCGCGTCAATGAACGGCGTTCCCATTGGCTGCTTCTGGCCTGCGAGTCGCTTGCAGATTTCACTCCGTTCCGATCTACCGAGGCGCCAAACATGATGAAGCCTTAAAGATGGCATGGACCTAGATATAGAAAGGTCCTGTCCATATACCTCTTGAAGTTCAGGCTCAAGATTGACATACAGCTTCCCGGTGCGCGGTCGAAAAATAGACACGGTCTATTTACTCAGCTCTTGACTTTGAGCCCATTTAGCAAAATTGAGAATCTCCTGCCGCCTCTCAGGTGATACCGAGAGAGCGACCTGGATTAGCTCCGCTACCTGAGAATCTGGCAGTCCTTCGGGCTCCTGTAATTCTGGCGCTAGCCCCCTAGCTAAGCGATCCAAAATCTCATATGGAACATTAAAGGCTTGCGCTAAGCCGGTCAGCGTCTCCTGAGATGGCATCTCGGTATATCCTCTCTCGATTTTCGAGATCTGAGAGAACGAGACACCAGACTTTTCTTCCAAGTCTCGCTGAGTCCAACTTCTGCGACTGCGCTCTGTTCTAACGAAATTGCCTAAAGGCGTCTGTCTATCTGCCATGTTTCAAATCATACACAAGTTCTTGCTGTGTTACTTTGTAAACTTCTTGTTTCACTGTTGACACAAGCGTTAGTTGTGTTATTCTGGAAACAACAGCAGCCGAACGATAGGAGGCCAAGATGTTTAACGGCAAGATGCTAAAGGCGCTCCGCGCCGCGAAAGGCTGGACCCAGCAGGAGCTTGCAACGCGGGCCAAGGTTCAGCGGCGCGATCTCTCGTTCTACGAGAACGGCAAGCAACTCCCAAACCTGGCAGCCGCCTACCGGCTCGCCATCGCGCTAGGAGTTACCCTCGACTCTTTTTTTTCTGACTCTGTGTTATTGGAAACACAAGCTAAGTAGGGAGCCCGCCCAATGACCACCCAACCCAACCCCATCCGGCTTGACCTCAACAACCCAGCCGACCGCGAGGCGCTTCACCAAATCCTCGCCAACGACCCGGCCTTCCACGGCTTCCGCAAGACGCTCCATAAGCTGCGCGTCGACGCGGCGCAAGGCCAGCAGAACAAGACCGCCTAGCAGCCGTAGCCAAGCGGTCAGGGGCTTGCGAGAGCCCCGCTAGGATTCCCAACCTCTCGACCGAGTGACAGCGCGGGAGAGGCAGGACAAGCAGAACCTTGAAAATCGCATAGCCCCAGGCGCAGGTGGGTGAAAACAGCGCCACGGGGGATGCGGCGTGTGACAGCACAGAGCACGTCGGCAGAGGGCGGTAGGACGCCCTGGGCTTAAGTCCCCGTGCATCGAATCCAAGCAGCAGGCCTGTGTTTATGAGGCGCGGGCCTGCGCTGGATTCCCTTCCCCATCCCGAGGGGTGAGGAACGGAGTTCAGTCACCAACGTAACACAAGTTTACCAGTAATGTAAAGAGGTTCGTTACAATGCAGCAATTCACCTTGGTTTCGGAAGAGGAACGGTCCCGAGCTGGTCGCGCCCACCTCTACACCCAGATCGCACAGAACGCCGCACGGCCCCGCAAGCGGCAGGGCGGCTGGCTCACGGAGCAGGGCTGGGACGCCTTGCTGATCCTGGCCTTCGCGGGGGGCTTCGGCCTTTACCTGGGGGCCAACATCGTCAAGGGACTTGGCCCGGTGCTGAGGGCGCACGGGCTTTAGAGAGGAGAGAGAGGATGACAGACGCAATCGACAAGCACTACTGGGTTATCAACCCTGGCACCGAAGCCCACCGGGTGATCGGTGGGGTCAAGACCGAACAACAGGCCATCATCGACATATGGTGCGCCGAGGCGAAGAGACTCCAGGCGATCCTCAACCTACCTGACTTCAACAACTTCCGCTTCATCCACGCGAGCAAGAATCCGCCGCCCATGGGGCAGGCCTCGAAGATCAGCAATATCGTCTTTGCGGATGGCGGTAGCAAGCAGAAGGCCATCCGGCAGGCCCTCAGAGACATGGGCATTAAGACGGTCGAGGCGAGGGACGGCGTCAGAATCCACGGCCGCGACCCATTCCTCAAGCGCCTGCCCGATCTACTGTCTCCCGTCCCCGATCTTCCTGACCTACGCCGCGCCATCCAGCATGCTCTCCGCGAGCTCTCGGAAGAAGCCAAGGCCTCGGACTACTTCGGCCAGCTGATGGACGGAGTCGGGATCAGGGAAATCGAAGACGCCTACGTAATCACCGGGAAGACCGAAGCATGGAAACCAATCTTGGAACCTGCCGGAGCGGTGAAGGTGAAGGCATCCGAGGCCATCCGGTTGATGGAAGAGGCTGCGGCCTAGAGAGGAGCGGTGATGTTCCACACACTAAAGGAAGCCGGGGAGCTTCTATCAGATTCCCTGCGAGCCGCCGAATCCGGGCGGCTTTTCTCTCGCCAGCAAGCCAACGCAATTGCCGACTCCCTGGCGCCCCTGATCGAGCGGCACGGGTGGGCGGTGTCGGTTGATACCAGCTTCCCCTTCCTCGTCCGCCTGATGGCCTCTGATCGGGCCTGGGTGACGGTCGGACCGGGACACGGACAACCGTTCTTCGAGGTGACGGTGAACGGGATGACGACGGACGCGGGGCGGGATTTGCCGATGCAGGCGGTTCCGCTCTACGCCGAGGCGCTGGCCCTCAGCATCGTGCGGGGCCTTGAAGAGAGGAGTGCGGCGTGAGCAAGCAAGAAAAAGCCGTCAGTCGTTGCCGGGAAGCGGGACTGACGGTGGAGAGCAGTAAGGACTGGCCTCTGTTCGTGAGTATAGCACAGCGAGAGGCGAGCTGATGGAAGCGGAAACGAAATGCCTCGAGTGCCAAGACACCGGCATCCGTCCCATCTTCGGCGACTGCTGCGCGGGAGTCGAGAATGGCGCGGTCATCTGCGGCTGCTACGGCAGGCCGGTGATTGTCGGCGAGGAAGTCTGCGACTGCGAGGCCGGTAAGGCTATCCCCCTGGCAGATGACGCCTTCTACCAGGAGATGGCCAACCGGCACGCCGAGGAAGAGGCCGCGCGGATCGACTGCGGCGGGGGGTGGTGATGGAGACGCCCTACCGCTTCTGCCCCTACTGCGAGTGCGAGTACCGCGGTCACGCTTGCCCCTGCGGCGAGAAGCCTGACCGGAGCGAGCCTGACCCCTACGAGCTGGCGGATCACTACCGCGAGCGTGAGAAGGAAAGGCGGCTGGATCGTGATTGACCCCGCCGCCCTGGCTGCCACCCACTGGAACACCCGGAGCGCCCTGCACATTGCGCGGGGCGCTCCTTCCTTGGGGCGCTGGGACGATCGCAGCCCAGCAACCAAGGCTTACCTGACTGAGGCCATGAGGCTGACGCTCGAGGCCCACGGGTTGCTGCCCAAGGAGCCGAAGCAAGAGCCGCTAGAGGGGCAGTTGCCCTTGTTTGGAGAGTGAACGATGACGAGAATCGAAGAGATTGAGGGGCGGCTGAGCGCTGCCATTGAGCTTACTGGCGAGCCTGTGTCGCGGCTGAGCATTGATCCCGCCGACCTGCACTACCTGCTCGACTTCGCCAAGGCTGCGAGGGAGGCGCTGGAGTTCTACGCTGACCGGCAGAGTTATCGGGTTGAGACTGACATCATCAACGAGAATTACCCGGTCATGGATGACGGCGGCAAGACGGCCCGCGAAGCCCTCGCCCTTCTGGAGCGCCCCCAATGATCGTCGACGGAATCCGCGCCCACTGTCACCACTGCGCCACCGACCCTGACCAAGTCATCCAGGACGACGAGGCCGGGAAGGTCACGTCCTGCGCCTGCGGGGCCTACAAGCTGCTCGACTTCCGGGACCGGAAAGAGGTCATCCGGGAGGCGCTGGAGCGGGCGCCGAGCAACACCTTCACCGACTCCCTGCGCCGCCAGTTCGAGGAGCGGGGGGATTTGAGCGTGAAGCAGTATGAGGCCCTGATGCGGGCTGTGAAGTAGAGGAGAGGACCATGAGCAACGAAACCGCCATCCAGGCAACCACCACCCACTCCCCCAGCTACGGCAAGCTCGCCCTGGCCCTCTCGAAGGCTCAGGGCGTGATGGCGGGGGCGAAGAAGGACGCCACCAACCCACACCTCAAGAACAAGTACGCCGACCTCGCGAGCGTCTGGGATGCCTGCCGCGAGCCCCTGAGCAAGAACGAGCTGGCCGTAGTCCAGATGCCCGAGGCTGACGGCAAGAAGGTCCGGCTCCGGTCGATGCTCATCCACTCGAGCGGTGAGTTCCTTGAGACCACGGCCGAGGCTGAGGCGAAGGACGCCAGCCCCCAATCCATCGGGTCAGTCCTCACCTACCTGCGGCGCTACACGCTGTCGGCAATGGTGGGAATCGCTCCTGAGGATGACGACGGTGAAGCCGCTCAGCCCAACCGCCCTCAGCCCCATCAGAGCAACAAGCAATCGCAGCCCACCGCCCAAGGCCCCAAGCCCGCAGCGACGATCAAGCCTGACGAAGCCGCCGAGCTTCGTAAGCACCTGGGCGACCTGATCAAGCGCGAGGGCTTCGACCCCGAGGCGATCAAGGCCTGGTGCGTGAACCGGGGCTACCCCGACTCGTCCGCCAAGCTCAACGCCGAGCAACTGACCGAACTGATCGAGTACCTGACCAAGAAGGAGAGCGCATAGCATGCACGCACAAATCACCGGAATCGGCCGCCTGATCGCGGACCCTGACTTCAAATCCGTAGGCAACAACGGCGCCACCAAGACCACTCTGCGGGTCGCCGTAGACCACCAAGGCCCCAAGCCTGACGGAGCGCAGTACAAGCCCTCTGATGTGTACTACGTCGAGATCTGGGGCAAGCGCGGGGAAGCTGCTACCAACAGCCTCTCGAAAGGCGAGCGGGTCTTTTTCACCGGGCGTCTGGAGACGAGCAAGGGCAAGGACGGCGGGGTATTCCTGAACGTCCGGAACGCCGAGTGGAGCTTCACGGGCGGCAAGGCCGAGAGCAAGCCGCAGGAGCAGGAAGGGGGCTACGATGCCGAGGCACTACCCTTCTAGCCCCTGCGCCCGCTGCAAAGATGGCGACGTGATGATCGTGGCCAACGGAGCGGTCTTTTACTTCACCTGCCCAGACTGTCGAGGAACCGGAAAAATCTACGACTTCGACGGAGCCGGAATCGCGTAACACCCCCGAGCGCTTCGGCGCTTTTTTGTTGAGGAGATGGAAATGACCGAGACGCTTGATGAGGCGGCAGTCCTAAGCTACGAGCCGTTCTACGGTGACGAGACGGACGCAACGCCTCTCAAAGACAAGATGGTGACGGCCAGGAAGTCGGCCGAGTGTCATACCTGTGGCGAGACCATCCAGCCGGGGTGGCGCATCCGCTCCCTGACCGAGCGCAACAACGAGGAGAAAACCCTCGTCACCTTCCGTTTCTGCTTCGAGTGCTGCAAGGCTATGGCGATCTCCGCTGAGGACGGCGAAGACGCCATCGAAGCGCGGATGGCAATGCGGAAGTAACACCCCAACGGGCCGCCTTCGGGTGGCCCTCTCGCTTGAAAGGAGGAGGCCATGGCATCCCCGCTAGATTCCCTGCTCGGGTCGCTACGGCTTGCCGTGGTGCTCCTGGAGTACATCAACACCGACACGGAACACGAAGCCACGGCGCGGTCGCTGCTACCGGACGCGCTGAGGCGAGCAAGGCAGGCCCTGGAGAGGTTTGAGGAGGCTCAGGATGGCTAGGATACGGACAATCAAACCCGAGTTCTTTTTGCACGAGGAGCTTACCGAGCTCTCCCCGCTTCATCGGCTCCTCTTCATCGGCCTTTGGTGCCTCGCGGACAAGAAGGGCCGGCTCGAGGATCGCCCCAAGCGGATCAAGGTGGAGATCCTTCCCTGGGACGACGGCGACGTGAGCGCCATGCTGGACGATCTCCAAGCCGCCGGATTCATCCTGCGCTACGAGGCTGAGGGCCTGAAATTGATCCAGGTGCTCAGCTTCGAGAAGCACCAGAGAATCAGCGGGAAGGAAGCCACCCAAGGCAAGGCGCTTCCCTCACCCCCTGGAATCAGTGATGAGGAAGCACCCGGGAAGCAAGACGACGGGAGTATTTCGGGTGGAAATCAATCAGAGGGAAGCACCCGGGAAGCACCCGAGAAATGCCGGGGAACTGATGGGGAAGCACCCGGGAAGCATCCGGGTGCCCAGGAACGGAGAACGGAGAACGGAGAACGGAGAACGGACAACGGAGAACGGAGCGCGCATGAGACGCCCGCCGCCGCCGAGCCTCCGTCTCCCGATCAGGTCAACCATCCTGACCACCCCCTGGCCACCCTGCACGATCTCTGGTGCTCGCTACGGGGCGTCACTGGCGCCAAGTCCAAAGACCTGGAAGCTATGCGGCAGGTTCTGGAGTTCCCCGGCGCTACCCTGCCCCTCGTCCTGGGCATCGTGAAGGACGGCTATCGGACCGCAGCCGACCGGGGCGATCCGCCGCATACGTTCCGCTACTTCGTGCCGGTTGTCCGTGAGGAACTGGAACGCCGCAAGCTGATGGCTGGGCCGGTGAGGCAAACCGCCGTGACTGCGCCGGCATCCATCCCCCCCGGCGGCCTGATCACGACCAACGGCGGCAAGGGGCTGGACGAGCTTTTCGGCTTCGACTTCGACACGCCGGTGATGGTCGACCCGTTCAAGAATCGAGGGAAGGATGACGACGCAGCTTGACGCGGAGAGCTACCTCGACCGCAAGGGCATCCGCTACAAGCGGCACGAGAACGCCAAGGGCTTGCAGCTTGTGGTAGACCGCTGCCCCATCTGCCAGGGCGGCGAGAGTGGGGACCGCGACACGTTCGCCGTTCACGCCGAGACGGGAGCGGCCAACTGCAAGCGCGGCAACTGCGGCTGGCAGGGATCGTTCACCGAGCTTCAACGCGAGCTCGGCGACGAACCCCAGGGCCGGGACTGGCGCAACAGCAAGCCCCGGCACTTCGTGAAGCCCGCCCAGGCCAAGCCCAAGGTCTACGCCAAGCCCAAGGACGAAACCGAGGCCAGGGCGCAGGCCCTCAAGGCGAGCGGCACGCATTGGCGCTACCTGACGGGGCTGACCAAGGCGACCGTCGCGGACGTGAGAGGCAAGCAGATCGAGGCCCAGGGGCGCGGCTTCACGCCAGAAATCATCGAGCGTTTCCGGCTGGGCCTCGCCGCCAAGAGCTTTTCCGGCCAGAAAGACACCTGGCACGACCGACAAGCGATCGCCATCCCGTATTTTCGAGGCGGCGAGCTGGTGCGGACCAAGTACCGGACGGTCGCCAAGGACTTCGCCATCGACAAGGGCTCGGAGCCGTGCCTGTACAACCGGGACGCGGTGGCGGGCCGTGAGGTGGTGATCTGCGAGGGCGAGTTCGACGTGATCGCCCTGGCGCAATGCGGCGTCGTCAACGCCGTCTCGGTGCCGGACGGCTGCAAGGATCACGCCTGGATCGACCACGAGTGGGACTGGCTCTCGGAGATGGATACCGTCGTGATCGCCGTCGACACGGACGAGGGTGGCATCAGCCTGGAGCGCGAGATCGTCCGGCGACTGGGCCGGGAGCGCTGCGTGCGGGTCAACTGGCCCCACAAGGACGCAAACGGCTGCCTGCAGGCCGGAATGAGCCCCGAGGCGATTGCCGCCCTGGTCAAGTCCGCAGCCCCCTACCCGCTGGAAACCCTGCGATCGGCAATCGACCTCTGGGATGACGTCTGGGACCTCTACACCGGCAACCGGCCGCAAGGCTACTCCACCGGCTGGAAAGCGGTCGACCGGATCCTCGGCGGCGTGCGAATGGGTGAGGTCACGGTTGTTACCGGCACGCCTTCGTCCGGTAAGTCCGAGTGGACGAACGCCCTCTTGATCAACCTTGCCAGGCAGGGGGTCAAGAGCGTGGTCGCCAGCCTCGAGAACCCCACGCCCAAGGTCATCCGCAACCAGGCCTCGCAAGTCACCGGCAAGTCCTTCCACGGGCCGGGCCGGATGAGCGAGGCGGAATTGTCCGAGGCGGTGGCGTGGCTGTCGGACCGCGTCAGCTACGTGGACCTACCTGACGACGGCCAATCCTGGCAGGCAGTCGAGGAACATATCCGCTATGCCGCTCGCCGCTACGGCGCTGAGGTGGCCATCGTGGACCCGCTGACGATGTTGCTGGCAAACAGCAGCCCGGATCGGGAGCGGCTCGACGTCGACAACATCATGCGGGCTTCGCGGCGGCTGGTGACGAGCCTCGGGATCCACCTGATCATCGTGGCCCATCCCCGCAAGCTGGCGAACGATAACGCCGTGGCCCAGCTCTACGACATCAACGGATCGGCAGGCGTGCGAAACCTGACCTGGAACGGCGTCTCGGTATGGCGCGACAAGGAAGGCGAAAAGGCGGGCCGCAACGCGGTGCAAGTCCACGTCCTCAAGAACCGGGAGTATGGAATGGAAGGGATGGCGGAACTGCTATTCCGGCCGAACTGCAAGCGCTACGAGGAGCCGTTGACCTGGCCGCTGGCTGATGACGAGCCAATCACCCCACAATCCGCCACCCCACCCCAACCCCCCGCCGAGCCGGGGGTTTTTGCTGCGGGCTGGGAGCCCAAGGGGGAGACGAGGACGGGAAGCGTGGTTGCGGAGTTCACGGACGAGGATTAGGACGCACGCTGGAGCCAGTCAGGGACGCAGGAAGGCCGATTAACTGGCTTGCGGGTAGGCTGATAGGTTTTCGGATTTTAGGACGGCTTCTAGGGCCACAGAGAAGGAGAGAGGGATGGCAAAGAAAAAGTGGACCGTCATGGCGCTGGTCGATGCGTCGTACATCATCGGCGAGTTCGAGGCGGAGACGGGGGAAGAGGCCGCTGAAAAGGCCTGGAATGAAGCGCATAGCCCTTCCCTCTGTCACCAATGCTCGGACGAGCTAGAGGCGGGCGACGTGTACGACCTTCGGGCCTGGACTGACGATGGCGACAGTTACGAGGGTGAGGTATTCGCCAGGATGGCAGGACTTGAGGCCGAACGCGACGAAGCGCGGGCCGAGGCGATGCGGTTGCGTGAGGCGCTGGAACTTGCGCACCGAGAAGGCAACACCAGGGCGGCTCGGGAAGCCATCACAAAAGCCCTGAAAACCGAACAGAACGCCAGCCGGTAGGGATTCCCCGCCGGCTTTTTCACGGAGACGAGACGATGAACGAGACGATCACGAGGCCCACCGCCTGGTGGGAGAGCCTGTGCCAGGAGCTTGAGGAGACGCTTCAGGCTGCCGGGGTCTACGACGCGACGATCCGGTTCAGCGCCGGATGCCTGGAGATCCTGCGGGCGAAGGATCCGCAGGGCCGGGAGATGGCGTAGCGATGCAGCGAGACGAGATCAAACGCGCCCTGGTGAGCTACGGCACCGTTCCCCGGAGCTACGGCCACGGGCGCCACCTGGACAAGGTTATCTGCACCGACTGCGGCAAGCCGGTCGGAGAGAAGGGGCGGGGATCCAAACAGTGCTGGGACTGCCTCATTGCCGAGATCGAGCGGGAGAAGGGCGGCGAGGGGGTGAAGGCGTGAGGAAGCGAAAGCAGACCGAGATCGACCGCCAAGCCCTCGTAGCCCCGAAGCGCAACTGGACCTTGCAAGAGGACGACGTGATCGAGCGCTACTACGGCGCGGAGAGGCTGGAGACGATCCAGAGGCGAATCCTCAAGGAGACCGGGAGCCCTCGCACCATGGCGGCGATCGTCATCCGGGCAACCCGTCACCTGGGCCTTGACCACCGGACGGCGCCGGGGGAGTTCACGGTCGCAGAAGCCGCCGAGGCTCTGGGTGTCAAGAAGTCACTCCTCTACCGCCGGATCGGCAAGGGCCTGATCAAGTCCACGGGGCGTGGGAAGTGCCTCTTCATCCCCGCCGAGGAGATGGAGCGCCTGGAGCAGGAGTTTCCCAAGCCGCCCGAGCGCAGCATGACCAAGCGCGAGGCTATGAGGGTGTTGGGCTACGGCGAGAGCCATATTACCCGCCTGCTGATTGCCGGGGCGATCCGGGGCGTGAAGCGTGGGGACCGCTGGTTCGTGGACGCGGATCACGTCGCGGAGTTGATCGCCGAGTTCAGGCGGACGGGAGCGACGCGGCGGGAGTGGGGAGACTTGCCCTACCTGGAAGAGCAGCGAGCCAAGGCGCGGGAGTATGCCCGGACGGTGCGAAACCCGAGGCGAGCCGCAGAGAACGCAGAGAGGAAGAGAGCATGACCGAGAACGTGATGACGGCCCAGGAGCTGGCCGAGTTTCGCGCGTGGCTGAATCGGCGAGCGCCATACAGCCCTGACGACGAAGAGTTTCTTCCCGTGAGAGTGACTTCGCTTCACGCGCTCCTCGCCACCGTGGACGCCCTGACCCAGCGGGCCGAGCGGGCCGAGGGGGAGCTAGCCGAAAAGGAGCAGGCCCGGCAAGAGGCCATGAGGCGATTCGGGGAAGTCTGCGACGAGTGGGACAGGCTGAAACAGGATCTCGACGAAGCCCTCGCCGCCAAGGAGCGGGCTGAGGCTCGCGTGACGGAACTTGAGACGCTGCATAGCGAAGTCCGGGCGCTGATGATCAAGCACAAGGATGGGGAAGCAGCAGCCCTCGCCCTCGCTGATGCCAGGGGGCGGGCGCTGGAAGAGATTGCGGGAACAGACTTTCCCTGTGGGGGCGTTAAGCCTCTCCCCGGACCGAGGGCGCTAGCGATTGCCCGTGAGGCTCTGCAAATCACCGCCCCCGAGGCCCTACGCCAGCAGCAGGAGCGCGAGAAAGGAGGCCAGTGATGCCGAGGGTTAATTGGGATGGTGCCGATGAGGCGTTGAACAGTCTAGCGGAATTAGCAGCAAAAGGCTCAAACTCCTACGCGCGACTGAAGGCTGAGCTGCTCGACGCACAAGAGCGCGAGGCGGGGAAGGATGCGCTGATTGAGGCGTTGAGGGACGGGATTGAAAAGTCCTACAGCCTGGCCGCCAATCCCCCGTATCATCGGCAGTCCGTAGTTGACACCCTTGCCGAAACCCTCGCCCTCATCCCGCCCGCCGTGCTTGCCCAACAGCGGGAGTACGTGGGGGCGCTGGAGCGTGTTGTGGACGACCTACCCGAGATTGCCCGCTGCGTGGACTGCTACGGCACCGAAGGCGAGCGTATGGTGCTTGCCGAGATGCGGGCAACCCTTGCAGCCCTCGACACCACCAAGAAAGGAGCCCAACCATGACCAACCCCAACGCGGCCCAGGCCCTCAGCCTCGCCGCCGATATTCGCGCCCGCATCGAGACGGGCATCATCCCCTACATCGCCAAGGATGCCGAGACGATCGCCGAGCTGCTTGAGGGCCTGGCGGGAGAGATCGAGGAGTTGCGGGGGGGGTGGAAGAGGAGCGGGCCGCTTACCGGCGACTTACGGAAGCGGCCTGCAGGGAGCTTGAGGGGGTGAGGTGATGGAATACACCATCCCGATCAAGCTCATGCCGAAAAAGCGGCCATCGTCGCACGGCAGGCAAGTCTTCATGCCACGCGAATACCAGCAATGGAAACAGACGGTCAGGGATGCCCTGGCCGTTTTTGCTCCCGTTCCCACCCTGACCCCGGTGAACATCGGGGTTGAGGTCCGGGGACCGTCGCGGAATCGCGGAGACGTGGACAACCTACTCGGCGGCCTGATGGATGCCATTCAGCCGCCATCGGCCCGGGGCGACGTGCGGGCGCAGAGGGTGCTCAAGCAGATGCTGACCATCGAGGAGCGCATGGCCATGGCTCCCGGCTGCCTGATCGGAGACGACGGCCAGGTCAAGGACATCCTGTACTTCCGATGGCGGAAAGCCAAGGAGTACAGCGTCACGATCCGGCTTGAGGAGTCGCCAGAGGCCGCGCCGAAGGCCCGCAGCAGCCCCAGAAGGGCGGTTGCCATTGAATGACGAGGAAACCCTTATCGAGCGGGCTGCACGTTGGTTGCAGGCCCGCTTGGCGTTAGGAGAGGACGATGCGAGCAAAGAGGCTGGAGACGCAGCGCAAGGAGATTTCCCTGGGTAATGCCGGGTGCCCTAAGTGCCGGACAATCCGACCCATCCGGGTCATCGACGCGGGCAGGGATATCGGGCAGACCGAGGGTTGGGTTGAGGTGGTTTGCGTTCGGTGCGAGAGCGAGTGGCGGATCGTGCCGGTGACGAGAGGAGCGTAGGCGTGAAAGAGACGCAGGAGAGTATCTATCGGTGGGCCCGGTCTACGTTCGGCCCGACCCCTTACAACATGACGATCGCCGTTCGAGCTCTTGAGGAAATGGCCGAGTTGATGGCCGCAATCGAAGCAGGAGAGACGCCTGCCGCAATTGTCGAAGAGGTTGCAGACGTCTGCATCGTCCTCTGCCAGATCCCGGAGATCTTCGGCCTGGACCTCGGGGAAGCCATCGACCGCAAGATGCAGATCAACCGGGCGCGGGAGTGGCGGACGAACGGGGACGGGACAGGGCAGCACGTTGAGGGGGTGAGGGGATGAGCGTGACCACGAAGCGGGTTCACATGAGCCTTAGCGTCGAAGGGGCGATGCATTGGCCCGCACGGCTACGGAAAGATCTGCTTCAAGATGAGGATGGCCGAGCCTTGAGCGCAGCCGAGACACTGAAGACCCTGCGAGGGCTATTCGCTGAGGGCGTCCGATACCTTCCCATTGGCAACTGCGACAACTTCGACGATCAGCAGGGCTGCTTGGGGCATCCTGCGGAAGAGGGGACGAGGGGATGATTGACTTTTTTGATGGCCCCGCTTGGGAGCAACCTTACGTCGCGGAAGAGGGGTTATCGGGATGGATATGGAAGCCCGGACTCCGAAACGTGGAGTTCGTCACTGGCGTTGATAGGCTCAGCGACGGCTGCCTCGCATTGCCGCCGAAAGGTGACGACGAAGGCCCGATTTACACGAGGCGGCAACTGTTCGCGACCCAGGGAGACGCCATGCGAGCCCTACTGGATCGACACGACCGATCCATTGCGCGTCGGACTGCACTCCGAAACAGCCTTGCGAGGAAGCTTGAGGCTGCCGAGCCGAACGGCGGTGAAGCATGACCCCCGCCACCAAGCAGCAACCAAACCCAACCCACGGCGGGGAGTCAGTCACTGACTGGCTCCTCTCTTTCATGGAGCGCGACCATCCGGCTTATCACGCCATCCTCGCGGACGATATCAAGGCCCGGCGGCAGCTCGGGATTGAGCGGTACGGCGTGGAGCTTGAGACGCACAACGGGCGCAGCGCCTTGACGGACGGCTTTCAAGAGGCGATCGACCTGATGAAGTACGTCGCCCAAGCCCTGATGGAGCGCAAGCGGTGGCATGGCGGCCTGGTAATTCTGGGCCTGGCCGTGAGCTTGGCCTTCCTGATCAAGCAGGAGCTGAGTTTCGAGGAAGCGCAGAAAGCGAGGGGACTGGGATGAGCTATCAGCACGGAACAGATCACGCCAGGCTCGCCCGTGAAGCCTGCGTTGAGCGCAAGGGCAAGTGTGGTCGGGACTGCCCTCAAGCCCTGGAGTCGATGGGGTGGAAGTGCATGATCCGCGAGATTCCAGAGGTGGCCATGCAGATTGGCGTGATGGCCTACCGGGCACGCAAAGAGGCACGGCAGGAAGCCAGGAAAGCGCAGCAGGAGAGAAGCCCGGCCAAGCGAATCAGCCGGGAGACGGTCTGGGCCATCCTCGATGCCCTGGCGGCAGGGAAGCAGGGGCGGCAGATTGCTCAGGACTTCGGTATCAACGAGTCAACCGTCTCGATGATCAAGAGCGGGGCGACGCGAGCTGATGCCATTCGGGAGTGGAAGGCGCGACAGGCGGGATAGGAGACACCATGGCCAACAATGCAGCAGACAAACGGTTCTGGACCTGGACCTTCGCTGAGCTCGAGGTTTACTTCGGCATCCGGCGCGGGGGTACGTCCCACTACCTCAAGCGCAAGGACTTTCACCCGGAGATCCTGGGCGTCGTGAACCCCAAGCAGCTCGTGGACACGGCGACTCACGCGGGCTTCGTGCCGATCCGGATGGGCGAGGACGGCAAGCGGGTGATTAACCGCCAGGTGGAGAAGATGCTGGGGGGGATTCCTCACGGGGTCATGGATAAGGCGGTTCACGCTCTGGAGCAATCTGACCGTCAGAACCTCACCGACTATCACAAGAGCTTCATGGCGGTGCAGCGGCGCTCCCCGCTCGACACGATGGCGACAGTTGCCGAGCGGCGAAACATCGACGTGAGGACGCTCTACCGGCACCTTCGGCACGCCCTGGACTACATCTCTTGGTATTTGGACGCGGAGAGCGAGGGATGGAAGGAAGGGACGGCTGTTTAAGCTGTCGCGTTACGTGTCGCATAAGGCGTCGCGCAACGTGTCACGTCAATCGATTATTATGCAAGTGTGGTTGTTCGCTACGCGGCGGCGGCCACTGGTTCATCGACTCCATCTCCTTACGTGTGCCGAATCCGGCAGAGGCCATCCCTTCGGGGGTGGCTTTTGTCGTTTCTCCGAGGTGCCTATGCAGCCGATCACCTACGACAAGCCTTGCCCCGAGTGCAACGCCTCGCACCGTGTCTCTCGCCAGCTCTGCGTGCGGTGTAACGGGACGGGGAAGGTGAGGGCGGTATGAGCATGCGTGATCGCGTGCTGTGGAGCATCGCTTTCGCAGTGATGTTCCTTTGGCCGCTGCTGCCGGGGGTAGTTCGATGACCTGCGCTGGCTGCGGGCAGCCCGGCATCCTCTTGCCGCTGACCATCCGGCGAAAGGTGGTCCTGATGTGCCAGCCCTGCATCACCAAGGGCGCCGAGATTTGACACATTGCAGGGCGGATGGCCCGGCGCGCTAAACAACCGCGCTGTCCCGTTCGACCCGGGAGCCCTGCCCGCCTCATAAAGCCCGCCAAGCCTCTGCCTCGGCACGCTCAAACTGGCGGGCTACTACTTTGCGCGGACAGGCCCGTGAACCTGACCGGCGGTTTTAACGGATGCCGACCTGAGCGGTTAAGCATCCCCGCAAACGTGCCGCCCTTCCGCGCAAACCCCTAGCCCTGGGAGTGCCAGGGTGATTCCTGCGAGGTGTCGAAAGCCCGCGGGAATGCCGCCTCGAATAACCGGGCGCGGCGTTTGGTTGCTTCTTCGGGTGCAGCCGCAAGCCTGATCCCCTGGTGGCTCCTCGCCTCAGACGACAGGGGCAGGGATGGATGGCCTTGGATGGTCACGGGGAAACCCGGCGGGTTCGACTCCCGCGACAAGGCATAGCCGGGCGAGCGCCTGGTGTACCGCTGCTGGTGTCGAAAGCCGGGCACGGGACCCTGCGGGCGTGTGGAAGCGCTCTGTGGGTTAAGCGACGGGGGCCGTTCCTGGGATCAGGGGAGCGGCTCTTTCTCTTTTGATTGTTTCCCTCTGGACGTGCAGGGGGAGCCCGGGCGAGGTCCAGAGGCGGAGGCGGGCGGGTTCGAGTCCCGCGCCCGGTTAGCTTTCGGTCAGCTCTCGGTAGAGCACCTTGATAAGAGCGAGTCGGCCGTGGCGGTGCGTAGGGGTTACGGACATTCCCCCGGGCCTCCATCCTAGGGTCACAGTCGAGCCGAAGATTCAGACGAGAGGGTGACGAGATGGCAAAGAAACCGGCCCCTGACTGGGAAGCCATCGAACGCGAGTACCGCGCGGGGCAGCTCAGCATCCGCGAGATTGCACGCAACCACGGCACCACGGACGGCGCAATTCGCAAACGTGCGAAGAAGGATGGGTGGGAGCGAGACCTCTCACAGCAGGTTCGTGAGAAGGTACGCGCGGAGCTGGTACGCGGCGAGGTACGCACACCTAACGCGCATGCGAACCAGCGCGAGGCAATCGACACCGCGGCGGCCCGTGGCGTCGAGGTCATCCGTTCGCATCGCAAGGACATCTCGGATGGCCGGAGCCTGGTTCAACTGCTACTCGGTCAACTGAAGACGGCGGCAGAGAACCGCGAGGAGATCGAAGAGGAGATCCTCGAAGAGACCGCTGGCGACGATAGCCCCAAGCGTCGGGGCTTCATGCTTCAAGCGATCAGCCTTCCGAAGCACGCCACCGCACTGAAGGATCTGAGCACGGCCCTGAAGAACCTGATCCCGCTCGAGCGCCAAGCCTTCAACCTAGACGAGCCCGGGCAAGGCGACCCCGGCGGACACCTGACCCCGGAGCAGGCCCGGGCGATGGCGCGGGAGGTACTTGCCGATGGGGACGAAAGCTAACCCGCTGGTATTCGCGCGGGAGTCGCTCGCAGCCTATGCGATCGCCCAACAAGCAGACTACCAGGTGGCGCCCCATCACCGGCGCATTGCCAAGGCCCTTGAGGCCGTCGAGCGCGGCGAGATCAAGCGCCTGATGATCTTCATGCCGCCCCGGCATGGGAAGAGTCGGCTGGCCTCAGAGTTCTTCCCGGCATGGTTTCTAGGTAGGAACCCGGACCGGCAGGTGATCGCCTGCACCTACGCCCAGGAGCTCGCGGACGACTTCGGGCGCAAGGTGCGCAACCAGCTGCGGGATCCGCTTCATCAAGCAATCTTCCCAGCCTGCGGGCTGCGTGAGGACTCGAAGAGCGCGCGGCGCTTCCACACGGCAGGCGGGGGCGTCTACATGGCGGTCGGTGCCGGCGGTCCCATCACGGGGCGCGGCGCTCACGTCCTGCTGATCGACGACCCGATCAAGGGCAGCAAGGAAGCTGACTCCGAGACGCATCGGCGGATGCTTCGGGACTGGTACTCCTCAGTCGCCTATACCCGCTTGATGCCGGGTGGCGCGGTCGTGGTCATTCAGACGCGCTGGCACGAGGACGATCTAGCGGGCTGGCTCCTTCGAGAACACGTGCATGAGGACTGGGAAGTCCTAAGTCTTCCGGCGCTCTCGGAAGAGGATGTGCCGCTATGGCCCGAGGCGTTCCCCTTGGATCGCTTGCAGGCTATTAAACGAGCGGTAGGCTCCCGGGTCTGGGAGGCGCTTTACCAGCAACGCCCAAGCCCTGCGGACGGCGGCATTATCAAGCGTGGATGGTGGAAATACTACCGACAAGCGCCGGGGCCGTTCGATGAGGTTCTGATCTCATGGGACCTCACTTTCAAGGAGTCGAAGGCCTCGGACTTCGTCGTGGGTCAAGTCTGGGGACGGGTGGGCGCTGACAAGTACCTGCTCGACCAGGTTCGCGGCCGGATGGACTTCCCGGCGACGGTGCAGGCGGTGCGGAGCCTCGCGGCCAAGTGGCCTCAGGCGCGCGCCAAGTTGGTGGAAGACAAGGCCAACGGCCCGGCGGTGATCGCGACTCTCAAGCGCGAGATCCCCGGGCTGATCGCCGTCGAGCCCCAAGGGAGCAAGGAAGCCCGAGCATCGGCGGTGTCCCCGGACATCGAAGCCGGGAACGTCTGGCTTCCTCAGGACGCTCCCTGGGTCCAGGACTTCATCGAGGAGTGCGCGGCATTCCCAAACGGTGCCCACGACGACCAGGTCGACGCGATGACCCAAGCCCTTTACAGGCTCTCGCAGAAACGACCGCTCGATCTCTCTGGCGCCCGGACTTCCGGGACTCGCTCTTCATTAGGGGGGTAGGATGCTTCTCAACCATCAAGGCAAGCCGATCCATTACGCGGCCAAGCCCCAGGAGCGCGAGCTCGCGAGCAATCGTGTGGTCAAGGCCCTCGCGGCCTACGACCCCGGGCGGCTGGACTACCACGACCGAGATCCGCTGGTGCGCCAGCGCGGGATGAAGGTCATCGAGCAGATGCTCGAGGATCCCCAGATCCAGGCGTGCATGCTCGTGCTCCGCTGGAGCGTCATCTCCCGCGGCTACTCCGTCCAGCCTGCCGATACCCCGGCGGGCCAGGAGCACGCGGACTTCATCAAGCACGCCTTCGAGGCGATCACCGGCACCCTTGAGGATGCCCTCGGCCAGCTCACCAGCTGCACGGCCGTCGGCTACTCCCTCGCCGAGAAGGTCTACCGCCCTCTCTCTGCTGGCAAGTACGCGGGCAAGTGGGGGCTTCGCGCCATCAAGAGCAAGAAGCCCGGCGCCTTCGACTTCGACCTGGACGAGTTCGACAACGTCCTGGGGATCCGGGCCCTTGGCATCACCACCGGGGAGACCCTGCTCCCGCTGGACAAGTTCGTCCGGTGGACGTGGCGGCCCGAGTACGGCAACCCCTACGGCACCTCGCAGCTCCGGGCGGCCTACGCGGCCTGGAAGCGCAAGCAGCTCTGCGAGAAGTTCGAGATGGTCGCGCTCGATCGCTTCGGCATGCCCACGGTGGTTGGCAAGTACCCCAACGGCACCTCGCAGGCGGACCAAGACCTGCTCTTCGACGTGGTCAAGTCGCTCCAGTCGGACAACGCGGGGATCATCCCCGATGACCTGGTTGTCGAGCTGCTCGAAGCCAAGCGGCAGGGCACGGCGAATTTCCAGGGGGCGATCGCCCACTACAACACCGAGATCGCCCTGGCCATCCTCGGTCAGTCGCTGGCCACAAACCAGAACGAGAAGACGGGAAGCCTGGCTCAAGCTCAGGTCCACGAGAACACGCTCAACCTCATCCTGAGCATCGTCAAGCGCGGGCTCGAGGAGGACGTCCTGGGCGAGCAGATCGTCCGGCCCCTCATCGACTTCAACTATGGGTCGCAGGAAGCGTACCCGCGGGTGGTGTTCGGCCCTCTGGACCCCGAGAACGAGAAGGAGATCGCCGAGACGGCCAAGACCCTGGTCGAGGCCCAGGTAGATCCCCGGATTGTCGTGGCCTGGCTCAAGGACCGAATCGACCTTCCCGAGGTCGACGAGGAAGAGGAGCCCGCACAGGCGCCCGGCACCGAGCCGCCCTCTGATGAAGAAGTTGAAGAGGAGCGCGAGGCCCAAGGGTACAGCTTCCAGCCGTCCCGGGCCCTCAAGGACTACGAGGCAAAGGTCAACTTCGCCGCCGTGGTACGCGAGCTCGATGGCCTGGAAGGCGACGCCCTCAAGGCGACCACCGAGACGATCCGCCGGATGCGCGCGGACCTGGTGCGCAAGGTGCAGTCCAAGGACCTCTTCGGCAAGAGGGGGAGCCTGGACGACATCCTCAAACTTCAGGTGCGCGGCGAGCTGACGGGGGACCTTCGGGACGCCCTGGAGGCGGCCACCAAGCGCGCGCTGCTGGCCGGGAAGGAGTCGGGAGCCCGTACGGTGTCCCTGCCCTACACGGCGGGATACGCAGGCCTGAGCGGCTTCCTCATCGACTGGATCAAGGCCCAGGCCACCCTCAAGGCAGGCGACATCAAGGACTCCCTACTCGGGAAGGTCAAGCAACGGCTGATCCTCGCGGTCCAGCAGGACTTGAGCGAGACCCAGGCCATGGCCCTCGTGGGTGAGGTGTTCGACCCGTACCTCGAGGAAGAGGCGGAGGCTGAGGACATCGCCAAGGCCCCGCGGCTCCGCAACCTGGTCCGCACCACCATGACCGACGCCTACAACCAGGGCCTCCTCGACTTCTACGAGAACGAGACGGATGGCTTTGTCCTGGCGGTCGCCTACTCGGCGGTGATGGACAGTCGCACCACCCCGCTCTGCCGGACGTGGGACGGCGTGATCCTCAAGGTCAACGACCCGATGGTGAAGCGGATGACCCCGCCCAACCACTACGGATGCCGCTCGCTCTGGGTGCCGTTGACCCGGAAGGACGCTTTCGTGCTGACCAAGGTGACGCCCAAGGAGATGCCGATGGAAGGCTTCGGCTTCCACGAAAGGAGGGCTCATGCCTAAGACCCTCAGGGGGGTAGAGATCTGGGCCGCCGAGGACGCCGTCGACGGCCGCAAGGTAACCGAGCAGGACATCCAGGACGTGGTCGACTCCTTCGCGGAGGTGGGCCACGTCCTGAAGCCTTTTATCAAGCTCGGTCACGGTGAGAACCAGGCCATCCTTGAGAAAGAGCGCCAGACCGAGGGCCTCCCCGCCGGTGGCTGGGCCACCAAGGTCTACCGCGTAGGCCGGAAGATCCTCGCCGACTTCGAGAACGTGCCTGACAAGCTCTACCAGCTGGTCAAGGCGAAAGCTTACCGCCGCGTGAGTTCCGAGGTGTTCCACAACATCCGGCTCAACGGCAAGACCTACCGTCGCGCGCTGCGGGCGGTGGCATTCCTGGGCGCCGATACCCCAGCGATCGGTTCCCTCGACGACATCCTCGCCCTGGGCTATGCCTCGGACGCCGAGATGCAGACCTACGAGACCCCACTCACCTACGAGGAGGAAGACGTGAAAAAGTGCCCCAAGTGCGGCGCCGAGTATCAGGAAGGCGCCAAGGCCTGCCCCAAGTGCGGCGAGCAGTTCAGCGCCACCCCCGGCGGCGTGACCATCATCAATAACCCCGGCGGGCCCGACGAGGCCGCCATCGAGGCGCGCATCCGTGCCGAGTACCAGGTCAAGCTCGATGCTGAGGCCAAGAAGGCTGCCGACGCCCAAGCCGAGGTTGCCAAGTTCCAGGCCGACAAAAAGGCCGCCGAGGAACAGGCGCGCATCGACGCCTTCACCGGCGAGCTGCAGACCCTCATCGACGGCGGCAAGATCGCCCCGGCCCTCAAGGACGAAGCGGTCGCCATCTTCAAGTCGCTGGACGCGGTCGCCGTCGTGACCTACTCCGCCGGCGGCCAGGAGCAGAAGGCCACCCCCGCCGAGATGTTCAGCGGCTTCCTCAAGAAGGCGTCCGACCTGGGCGTGTTCAAGGAGACTCTGCCGAACGGCAAGGAGACCACCGAGCCCGGCCAGGCGCCCGATGGCGTCGATCCCGACTCCTACGCCATCGATCAGGAAACCCAAAAGTACGCCGCCGATCACAAGGTGGACTACGTGACGGCTCGCAAGGTCGTCCTCGCCAGCAAGAAGAAGGAGGCCTAAGTCATGGCGATCAAGAACCTCACCGCCCCCAAGACCTTCGTCGCGGGTGGCACCATCACCGAGAACCAGCTCGTCAAGCTCCACAGCGTCGCCGGTCAGGTGGTCGCGGCTGGCGCTGGCGAGGCGGCCATCGGCGTCGCCCAGAACGCGGCCGCCGCTGGTGAAGAGGTCTCCATCGAGATGACCCCCGGCGCCATCGTCAAGGTCAAGGCCTCGGCGGCCATCTCCCTCGGCGCGCTGCTCGAGGCGGCTGCTGACGGCGAGGTCGTCACTGCCACCGCGGCGGCCACCACCCTGCCTACCGACGGCGCCCGCCAGAACATCCTCGGCCGGGCGCTCGAAGCGGCCACCGCCGACGGCGATGTCATCGCGGCCCTCTGGGCTCCCTACGAGCGCATCTAGCGCGGCTCACGAAAGGAAGAGTGAAGCACCATGCCCTCTCGCAACCAAGTCCACATCGATGCCGCGCTGACTAACCTCAGCATCGCGTATCGCAACCCGGAGTACATCGCCCACGAGGTGCTCCCGGTCGTTCCCGTCACCAAGGACTCCGACAAGTACTTCGTGTACGGCAAGGAGAACTTCAACCTGGAGAACACCCGCCGCAAGGCTGACGCCAAGGCGAACCAGGCGAGCTACACCCTGTCGGACGAGGCCTACTCGACCGAGCGGCACGCCCTGCGCGACTTCGTCTCGGACGACGAGGTCCAGAACAGCGACCCCGCGCTCGATCCGTTCGGCGATCGCACGATGAACCTGACCGATCGGCTCTTGCTCCGTCGGGAGTACGATGCCGCTCAGGTGGCATTCAACACCACGGCGATGTCCGGCCACACCGCGGCGCTCTCGGGCACGGCGATGTGGGACGACGACGGATCCGACCCCGTCGAGGCGGTCGAGGCCAAGCGCTTGGAAATCGTCCGGCAGACCGGCGTCCGCCCCAACAAGCTGATCCTCGGCGCTGATGTGTACGCGGCCCTCACCGGCAACGCGGCCATCAAGGACCGGATCAAGTACACCCAGCTCGGCGTGGTGGACGAGCAGCTCCTGGCCAAGCTCTTCAAGGTCGACAAGGTCGTGGTCGGCAATGCCGTCTACAACTCGGCCAAGGAAGGACAGGCCACGAGCCTCACGTCGATCTGGGGCAAGCTGGCGCTCTTGGCCTACGTCGCCCCCCGTCCCGGCCTCAAGACCGTATCCCTGGCCTACACCTTCCAGTCCAAGAACCTGGTGGTCAAGCGCTATCAGGAGTCGGGCCTCGAAGGTGACTGGGTCGAGGTCGAAGAGAAGCGCGACCAGAAGCTGATCGCCCCGGCGGCCGGCTTCCTCTGGTCGAACGCCGTGGCGTAGGGGGTGACGGATGCCTAAGTTCGAAGTCATCTCCCCCATCTACGGCCTCCCCGACCCCTACGAGGGCACCATCGGGGAAGAGGTCGAGCTCACCGAGAAGGTCGCCAAGCCGCTCGTCGGCGTGGGCGCCCTCAAGCCCATCGCGGCCAAGACCGCCAAGGAGAAGGCCGCCGACAAGTAGGAGGTGATCCGCATCTCCCAGGCCCCGAGGGGAGAGGGGCATCGGTTCCGTGGGGCTGGCTTCGGCTGGCCCCTTCCCCTTAGGAGGGCCTCATGGCACGCTACACGACGGCCGATAGGGTCCGGGGCGAGATCCCCGACCCGCCGGCCTCTCTCACCGACACCCTGGTCAACCAGTACATCGAGGACCATTCGGCGATCGTCCGGAACAAGCTCCGGAACCTGCCGGACTCGGTATTCTCCGACTACCCCAGCATCGACCCGCTGATCGAGCGGATAGTCCGCTTCTACGCCGCCTACGACGCGATGGTCTTCATCGAGCTCGAGCAACGCCGTTACGAGGACGGCGTCCCGGTCACGCTGATCGAGCGCGCGGATGCGATGCTCGCGGACATTGCCACGGGCGCCTACCAGATCGCCGACACCGCGCCCCGCCGGATCGCGATGGCCAAGAGCGCGGGCGATCGCCTGGTGACGCTCACCAATCAAGGTTACGAGGGCGGCTGCGATGATCCCGCCGATTGAGGTCAAGGTTGACGACTCGGGCGGCCGCGGCGTCATCAGCGTCATCACGACGGCGTCGGGGAACTTCCGACGCCCCCTCAAGCAGTTCCAGGCCTACCAGAACAACGTCACGATCAACCACTTCAACGCCCTGCGGCTTGGCGGCTCGCACCGCGGCGTCTACTGGCCCTACTTCGCCCCCAGCTCGTTCGGAAGAAAGCGCCCCAGCGGCAAGGTGATCAGGCCCGGCGACGCAATCGTTCAGGACACCCGCACCTACCTTCGTTCGTTGACGATGAGCCCCGACGTCCAAGAGCTGACGCCCATGTCCATCACCTGGGGCAGCCGCCTGGACTACGCCGACGACCAGCACAAGCTGCGTCCCGTGATGTTCTACACCCAACGCGACAAAGAGGTTGCCGAGGAATTGCTCCTCGAGCACCTGATTGGAGGACCGTAGATGGCCGCCCCCGGAAACGATTGGATCAACCAGGCCATGGATGAGGTGGTCGCCGTCCTCGCCGCCTCGACCCTCTTCATGGACCCCTCGGTGCTGCAGGACGGGACGGGCATCATCAAGAAGGTGGACCGCCGGGTATTCGAGCCCGGGCTCCTCTCCACCATGCGCGGCGATCACCTGCCCTATGCTGGCGTGGCCTACCTCGGCCACACGTCCCCCGATGAAGCCCTGGGGACCACCGACTACCAGATCGACGTCGGGGTCCAGATCGTCAACCGGAGCGCCGACTGGAATGCCCTCTGGGAAGGGTTGCAGCGGATGGGCGCGCTCATCCCCACGATCGCCAAGCAAGAAGAGCAGGGCGAGGGCTTCGGCGGTTTCGCCTACAAGGTGGACGCGCTCGACGGCCAACCGCTTCAAAACGTCCAGGACGGGACGTATACTGGAGTCATCCAGACGGGCTTTCGCCTCACCATCGAGCGATTTGACTAGGAGCCAGCGTGCCGCGGGACGACGAGAAGCGCATCACCGACCTGGTAAGGGAAATCTCCGAGATGACCGGAGGCCCCTACGACCGCTTGTGCGCCGAGATCCTGCGCTACATGAGCTCAAAGCACCCGCTGTATGAGGCGCTCCTCGAAGGCGCCGCCGGGTTCTGCGTCATCCCCCCGGGCCGCGGCCAGCTCATCCTCGAGCCCCCGCAAGCCGAGATCAGCATGGACGGCATCAAGATCCGTCCCGAGACGATGAAGGTGACGATCGCCGACCCGCCCAACCCAACCAAGTAACATCACCCCTTGGCCCCGCTTCGGCGGGGCTTTTTGCTGAGCAGGAGGCACCATGGCTCGCAAGCAGACGGCCGTCCCGAAGGCGGTCAAGATGGATCCCCCTCGAGGGGACGAGTACTTCCCCGCACGCGACCCCCGCGCTGGCTTCTACCAGGCGGGGGTCATCTACTTGGTGGGACGTGACGTCACCGAAGAGCAGGCGACAGCCCTCACCGATGGCTACGGCTACGTCTGGACGACCACCGAAGAGGCGCAGGCGGCCTTGGATGCCGCGCAGGAACCCGAACCGGAAACCCCGGCGACTGAAGAGGAGGTCCAACCGTGACCGTCGGAACCAAGCAAATGGCAGGCTACGGGCTGGAGAGCACCTTCGGCACCGCACCCGCTGCCCCCACCAAGGCGTGGTCCTTCAAGGGTGACAAGCCCGTCCCCCGCGTTGAGTTCGCCACTGATGAGGAATCCCTCACCGGCGTCCAGGAGGAGGGATCCGAAGCGATCCCCACTCGCCGCTGGATCGAAGCCGAGCGTGAGTTCGATGCCCGCATGGACCCGCTCGCCTACTGGCTTCACCGGGCTCTCGGGAGCATCGCTACCACCGGCACCGGCCCTTACGTACACACCATCACGAACAACGGCGGCGAGAAGCCGAGCGTGACGGAGTTCTGGTACGACCCGCTTGTGGGCGCCAGCAAGCTTGAGACCTATCCTGGCCTCAAGGTCCAGCGCCTGACCCTGCGCAGCGTACAGGGCGGCGCGATGTCGCTCACCGTGAGCCTGATCGGTAAGGGCGCGGAGAACGATGCTGGCACCATCGAGGTGACGGCCACCCTGCCGGCGCTCAACCGCGATCCGAAGCTGGGCCACTCGCACATCACCGCCCTGACCATCAACAGCTTGGATGTGAAGGCCATCAATCAGGAACTCGAGCTTGTCATCGAGCCGAAGTACAACATCCAGGAAGAGGGCGGCGCGGGTTCGCTGTACGTCCAGCAGATGGAGTGCGAGGGTCTCGCGATCTCGGTGCGCGTGAACTTCAACCACAACGCGAACACCAAGACCCTGATCTCCCAGGTACTGGCTCAGACGGGCGTGCCTGTGGCCTTCACCATCACCCGAGGCGCCCACAGCGCGGTATTCAACCTGTACAACGTGCTGCTCGACGACGGCGCTGTCACTGGCCAGAAAGCAAAACTCAAGAAGTCCTTCAACGGTAAGGCCTTCTACTCGGTCTCGGACACCAAGTCGATGCAGGCCGTCGTCACCAACGCCACGGCTGGAACCGCCTACACTGCCTAGTCCCCCTGGGCCGGTTAGCCAGCGCAGGCGAAGAGGGATCCGCTCCTGTCCCCTTCCGGCCCACCCCTCAGGAGCTCCATGAAAAGGAGCCAAGCATGTTCGTACTAACCACCCAGCGCGTGATCCACGAGGTCCCCTTCAAGAACGAGACCGGCATCGTCACGATCCGCTTCCGCAGCTTCGAGGGCGACGAGCGCGAGCGCTACGAGAAGAACTACTCCAAGATCGCCGGCACGAAGAGCTTTCCCGAGAAGAACCGGGAGCTGATGCGCCAGGTCGCGCAGACCCTGATCGTCGGCTGGGAAGGCGTCGTCGACGGGGACAAGAAGCCGATCCCCTTCAACGAGGAAAACCTCAAGGCCTTCCTGGCTCATCCGGAAGCCGAGCTCTACTGGTTCTCGGCCATCCGGCGCTACCTCAACCCGCTGATCCTTGGGCCTTCTGACGAGCTGCAGCCCGACGAGCTGGAGGCCGATCCGGATTTTTTGTCCGAGAAGTAGACCGCTTCTACCGCAAGGAGAAGGCCATCCGTGAGGGTGGCCTCTTTTCTTGTAAGCGGTGCCCGTACAAGGAGCCCGGAAGACGTTGGGGGCCTCGGGCGATCCGGGAGTACTGCCACGGCGGCAAGCGGCCGGACAAGAAAGGCCCCGAGGACGGGTGCGCGCGAACGTGGCAGGTGTGGCACGGCGTGGAGATGTACCTCGAGGAGATGAACTTCATCAAGGAGGGGTTCCCGCCCCCTGCCCACTGGACGCAAGGGGACAAGCGGCTGGCCCTCCGTGTCTGGAACGAATACGAGCGGGTCAGGCGCGAATACCACGAGCAGGCGCGTGAGGAGGAATAGCCATGACGCAAGGCACCGTAACCATTACCGCTCAGGTGCGGGATGCCGCGAAGGTTCGACAAGAGATGCAGGCCACCGAGCGCTCCATCTCCAGCGTCGGGACGACTTCCGTCCGGGCGAATCAGGATGTTGCCGTCTCCTCTCGGCTTGTCGCTGAAGAAACGATCCGGCTCAGGCGCCAGCAGACGGAATATCGGACAGAGGTCGCCAGAACCTCTGGCGAGGTCGCCCGCCTGGCCGGCGAGTTCGTCGGCTGGACGTCGGTAGTCGCCGCCGCAACGAAGAACTCGGGAGCCATGGTCACGGGCGTCCGCGTCCTTACTGCAGCCTTCGGCCCTCTCGGCGTCGCCGTCGCTGGAACCGTCGTCGCTCTCAAGGTTGCTGGCGACACAATGGAGTACCTCGAGGAAAAGGCCATCCCAGCGGCTGGACGCTCTGAGGCCGCGATGAAGTCCCTCAGCATCGTGGCTGAGCGGACGGGACACTCCTTTTCGGAAGCCCAGAAGACCATCGGCCGGTTTGATGACGCCCTGACCACCAGGACCTCGTTGGCCGGAACGGTTCGCGTCTTCGACTCCATGAACGTCTCGATGGGGCGTCAGCAGCAGCTGATCTCGGCGATGCGCGACGGCCTCGTCGCCATGGGCAAGGACGCGGATGCCGAGTTGGGCACCATGGCCCTGGCCATCAAGCGCCAGGAGGGCGAGCTCCTCGACAACATGGGCGTCGTGTCCACCGTCGAGCAGATGTACAAGAATTACGCAGCAACCCTCGGCACTACCGCCGACAAGCTGAACCAGCAGCAGCGCGAAGAGGCGGTCATGCAAGGCGTCTTGCAGGAAACCTCCAAGTACGTGGGGTCGGCGACGGCAGCCCTGGAGACCTACGAGGGCAAGGCTTCGGCGGCGGCAGTGGAGCAGCGGAAGTTCCATGAAGAGGTGGGGTCCACCTTCCTCCCCTTGGCCAAGCTGGTGAAGGACATCGAACGGGGATCCTGGGCCCTGGCCCGGTGGAGCTGGGACAACGTCCTCGACATGAAGTTCGAGACCCCCGCCGAGCGCTTCGAGAACCTCATGGGCTCGGTTGGTGTCACCCTTCCCGCGGCCCTGAATCGTCAGCTCAAGGCGGACGAGGAAGAGAACGTCCAGCGCACCATCAAGAAGCTCCAGGACCACAACGCCAACCTCCGGAAACTTCGGGAAGGCGGGTATGGCCCCGCGCTACCTGGTGGAAAGGTTGGCCCGGATGAGGCGAAGTTCTACGAGAACCGAGCCAAGGAAACGGCGCGCGCCGACGAGGAGGCTAAGCGCAAGCGCGAGCAAGCAGCTGAGAAGGCCCGCCGTGAGCGCGAGCAAGAAGCCGAGCGGGTGGCGTCCGACCAGAAGCGCCTCCGAGAGCAGCTCAACAAGGATCTATCCCTCATCAACAAGGAGGGAGCGGAGCGCGAGCGCCAGGAGGCGATGAACGCCCACCAAGAGCGCCTGAAGCTCGCCCACGACAGCTACGAGCTGATGAAGCGCTCCCGGGTCCTCTACTACGCTGAGGTCGCCAAGATCGACAAGCAGGCCGCCGAGGAGTGGCAGCGTAATCACCGCATGATGCGGGTCGATTCGATGGCCGAGGGCTTCAGCTCCTCGATCATCGACTTCCAGCGCAAGCGAGAGGACCGGGCGGCCGGTTTCGCGGCTTCGCTTGAACCCCTGGGCGACCTGAACACCCGCGAGCAAGTCGAGGGCGAGATCCAGCGCCTTGACACGCTCGCCAAGCAGACCAGCAGCATCAACGAGCAGGTTGCAGCGATGCAGCGGATCGAGAATCTGAATGGCCGGCTTGCCGAGATGGATGCCGATCGGGCCAAGTCCTGGGAAGCTATCGCCGCATCCGCGATCACTGCTGCCGGGTCGCTCGCCTCGCAAGCCATTCGGGGTGACGGGGTTTCGGGCGGTGACGTTACGCGAGGTATCGGCAGTGTAGCCGCGACGGCAGCTAGCATGCTCCCGGTCGTTGGCTGGGCCGCTGGCGCCATCACGGCAGCAGCTTCGGATATGTTGGGCTCGTACTTCGATGGACAGGATGAAGCGGCGAGAGCCCAACAAGATGCCGCAGAGGAGCAGTTGCGAGCTGCTGAGATACAGAGAGAGGCCGCCAGAGATAAATGGGAGAAGGATTTCGGCAAGGCGTCTGACCGGACAGATCGATTTCGTGACGCAGTTGAGGAAACGATCTTCGAGCGAACAGGGCGGGACGTCAAAGGTGAACGCCTTCAGAATGAGGTTACTACGTCCGCAAACGGCCTCATGGAGGATATCACTTGGCATATGCCTGAAGCCAAAGGTTTCATCGCCGATGGCAACCTATCCATGGAAGATATCGAGGGGATCCTGAAGGCGCCCGATCAGTATCAAATCCAAAATGAAGGGATTGTCGCAGGGCTTCAGGAGCTCTACCTCAAAATGAAGGAACTGAACGACCATAAGGATCGAGTCTTGCCGAGTGGAACCCCGAATGATCCTGTCTGGATTAGGAGCAAGACGTTCGAGGAAATGTGGGGCTTCATGCAGAAGGAGGCATTCTTCAGGCCTCAAGGACCGGGGACCAGGCGGGATGATAGCGGCCCCTCTGGGCGCGGAATAAATGTCGGAGGACGGCGCTAGTGCTTGGGGCGCTTGTAAACAGCAAAGCCACTCTGGATCATGACAAGCTCATAGCCTTGATGGCCTTGCTTGTTTAATACAGCCTTGTAGTCGTCCACGTATCTCGGAAGTTCCTCCACCTCGTACTCCCACGTCGTGGACTGGGCAGGCGTCTCGGCGTTCGTCTCCTTCGCTGCGAATGGGTTGGGGACGCAGGCCCCCACAAGGATTCCACCAAGGACCAGGGCGACAGCAGTGTATTGACGCATAGAGAAACCCTCCTTTGCCCGTCAGTTTAGCAAAGGAGGGTTTCTCTATAAAGTCGGATGTTAGAGAGGAGCCCCGGTGTGCACATCTTCCAGATGGATTCCACGCGACTTTAGAATCTCAACTACCTTCGGCTGAAGGAGCCCGCTATAAACGGCAAGCGAGCGGCTGATGACGGAAACGATGGCGATTTTCTCGGCATCCTTTTCGCTTTCACCGTTTTCGATGGCGTGTTGTTTTGAGGCATCGAAGAAACCGACAATGTCGCCTAGATTCTCGCGGAAATAGGCCTCAATTTCGTCAGGCAGCGGAACGTAGGAAAGTGGGTATTCCTTCGTGCCGGGAAACGGGGCGTTTTGTTGATTTGACATAGCTCAAACCTCCTTTTCTTGTCACTCTAGCATAGTTACAGGCGTAAGGCATACGAACAAGCACTCACGCCACCACCCCCCGGCTCCGGCCGGGGGTTTCTCTTTGGAGGCCCCATGCGCAACGTCGATTCAGCCTACCTACAAGAAATCGCCCGGGGCACCCTGCGGCCGCGCTGGGTCTTCCAGGTCGTCGACCAGGACGGCAATCGCCACACCATCCCTGGTCGCGCGGTGCTGGACCGGCAGCGTTCGGGAGCGGTGGACGGCGCCACATGGAACCTGACCCTCTCGGTGCTCACGGCGATGCTACCTAGCGGCATCCGTCCCCAGCAGTACCACCGGATCGAGGTCTCCCGTATCGTTGCCGGCACGCCCTACCCCTACTTCGTCGGCATCATCGACAAGGAGGCGCTTGCGAGGCAGCTAGAGGCGGGCGCGGTCATCAAGCAGCTGCAGCTCGAGGCCTGCGGCATGCTGCAGCGGGCCAAGGGCTACCGGATGAACTCCCTGCGGATCGACCCGGTGACGCAGGACGGGATTCACCGGCTGCGAGGGCTTGGGAAGTGGAAGACCTGGACCCCAGGCACGGGATTGACCTTCGGGATGAGCGAGGAGATCCCCTACGGCGGCCCTTCGACCGGTCAGGTCCAGATCTATACCGACGACACCCTGACCACCGCATACGTCGAGGGCAGTGATTACGACCTGACTCCCGGCCCTCCTCACCTCATCCAATGGACAACTGACCCCAGCATTGATCGGGTAGTCCGCTACGACACGGTGGAGCGCTTCGTCATCCTGAACAACACCTATTCCGGCGGCTCATTCCTGACGCTGCCAGAGGGCCGGGACTACGACGACCTTTTCCACACCTACGTCTTGGACTTCACGACGACAACCATCCACACGCCTTTCACCATGGAAGTGGTAGACGCGATCAGGGTGGCCGACCCGGCGGGCTACGACGGCACGCTGAACATCGCGGCTGACGATTACGTCACCATCACCGGCCAGGATGGCGTGGACCGTCAATGCATGATCGGCGTCGCCGGGTTGACCGATCCTGACGGATGGGTGCCGCTGGTAACGACCTTCGGATTCCACACTAACCCGAGCGAGGTCGCCGTCGGAGATGCCGTGCGCCTGCCGACCACCGAGGCGATCGCCGCGTGGGATGACGACCGGGTCTACCAGTTCTGGAACGGCTCGGGCGGCTCATCGGACCAGGAATGGAACCGGACCCTGCTCACGCCGCATCCCTCTCTCGGGCTCGCGATCCCCACGCCGCACGTGTGGAGCACCACCGATCAGGTCTGGATTGATTCGCTGTTCCCCGGCGGCGTGGGCTACATCCGCGAGGACGTGGACGCCAACCGCATTGAGGAGGCACTCAAGACCATCCTGACCACGGAGACGGGACTGTTCGACCCCTCGGAAGTCATCACCGAGCCCACGGGCGTCTACGTCAAGAACCGAACGTGGAGCGGGGTTGACCTCTCTGACGTGCTTGCGGAGGCCAAGGATCAGGCTATGTCCCCGAGCACGTTCATCCACGACACTCCGGATGGCAAGATCACGATCAAGCCATACCGCCAGAAGCTCGAGCCCGACTGGGAGCTGCGAGGCATCCAGAGCATCGAGGAGACGGAGGTGCCGGAGCCCATCACGGCCGTCACGGTGATCGCCGAGGCTCAAGAGCCGGTGAACCTCGCCGGGGAATGGCTCTACATGGTCGATGACGCGGACAACCCGCAGTACCTGACCGACACGATCAAGGGTGGGAGCGTCGCCACGACGGCCAGCGCGGGTCAAGATGGGTTCGGGGTCGTGTTCAAGATCCCGACGCCCGAGCCGTCCACGATTCACCCGCTGATCGACAGCATCCGGATCACGGGCACGGGCGTGGTGACGGCCTTTTTCTCTCCGACGCTAGACGCAGGGCCCATCTACGCGATCCCCGGATGCAACTTCGCGCCTATCGAGTCGGGGACGCTGGAGATCACGGCAGAGCAGATCGCACGGGTGGTGACGGCGGATGCCGGCTTCCTCTTCATCTGGATCTCGCGGATCACGTCGGGCAACCTCGAGTCCAGCACTGTCGTCACCGCGGCGACCTGCTCGGAGATCGAGATCCTGACCAAGAAGGCCGGCTACTGGCGAGCCGCCCTCACCGACGATACCAACCTCGCCCCGGCCAACAACGGCGCGGACGCTTTCGGGACCATCTGGCGGCAACCGGACTCCACCAAGCGCCAGAGCTACCGCTATGCCCCCACGTCCTACCTCAAGCGGGTGCAGGTGCTCTACCCGAGCGCCAAGGCCCGGGAGAAGGTCTTGAGCATGGCGGCGATCAGCCAGCAGGACACGCGCGATTACTCCGAGCGGCACCAGGACGAGTACCTGCGGGCCGGGAAGAGCTACAAAATCGTCGCCCTGTTCGATGACCGCGCCGAGCTCGGCGACACTGTCAGCGTGCCGATGATGGACGGGACCAAGCGCAACCTCCTGCTGTGGGGGATGAGCGACGGCGGCGGGCCCGGAGACGTGCTCTGCAATTACGACTTTATCGACTACGGACTCTAGCCCCTGGCCCAGCGCCAGGGGCTCAATCTTGGAGGCCACATGGCAGACATCATCGTGGGGAGCACCTCGCTCGACGAGGATCCCTACCGAATCAACTGGCGCCAAACGGACTGGGGGGTGGCGACCCCGTACCTCCCCAACGTCTTCGAGACCTACGAGGGCCCCGTGACGGTCGCTCCCCAGCGGATCGCCTACGAGGCCCGCCGGGGGAAGCTGGCTGGCCGCATCCGGGGCATGCACAGCTACTGGGACAAGCAGCGGCAGCTGACCGAGCTTGCCCAGACCCTCACGCGAGGCCCTGACGGGACGGTGAAGCTCTACCACGGCCCCAAGCACTTGCCGGAGGTCTGGTTCTCATCGCCCAAGGCGGTCGATGACGTGTTCAAGCGCCTGCACACGGTTCTG